TTAACACTTTTCTCATTAGTATCACCTACTATAATGATAAATTAAATCTTAAAAATAGTCAATAATAAACACGGTTTCCAAAGCTATAAATACATTAAAATATATCAAAAATTTATTTATTTGTTGGCTACAGAAAAAATTTAAAGGACTTAAGACTAATTAAAACCACTAAAAAACCCCATAAACACTGAGTTTAAGAGGTTTAAAAGAAAATATAATTCTATCTCTTACAGAATTGATGTAGTCCATTTTTAAAGGCAAAATAAGACTTTTGTTGCCTACTTGTTGCCTACTAAATGATTTTTTCTATATATTAACTATGCTTTTATGCAAAGAAAAAATGGTAAGATTATATAAAATCCTACCATTTTAATTATACATTTTTATTAGAATAATTTAATATTATCCCATCTAGTTAATCCAGCATTAAGATTTGCATTAACTTGTTTTTGAACTTCATCATATCTTGAACCTAGTGCTTTCTTTCTAGCATCACCATTACCAAAATCACCTCTAATAGTTTTCTTAACTAAAGTTAATAAATCATCATTAGATTCAGTTGGTTGCGGTGCAGGTGTTGGTGTAGGTTTGTTTCCAATAAGAATTTCATTAACTCTTGCTTGAACTTCACCATACCTTGAACCTAAAGCACTTTTTCTAGCATCACCATTACCATATTTACCTGCAATAACTTCTTTTGCAAGTTCATCAACTGATTTTGATGAAATATCATTTGATGGTACTGATGTACTACTACCATTTAATCTTTTATTTACTTCACTTGCAATATAAGGAAATTTACTTTGTAAATATGGTCCCGGACATGTTGTGTTTGCAAACATATTATGTCTTGTTAAATTACCATTTGCATCTCCAGTATAATTTAAACTTGCAATACCATTTCTTTTACAAATATCAACACATAAATCAATTAATTTGGCAAGTGCCTTATCTGATACATGCCAATTAGTATTTGCACCACCATCATTTGCAACTTCAATAGTAATTGCTTGATTATCATTACTAGGAGAACTCGAAGTCCATGCTCTATTCTTTTCTTCAACATACATACCAACTCTACCATCACTACCTATACCATAATTTGATGATGCTTGGCGATTCTTACCATTAAATACTCTACCACATGTTTCAACAGATAAATTACCTGCCATGTGATGAATAGTGATTTTCTTAATCTTATTATTTCTAGGATTGCTACTATTTGGTGAAATAGCAGTATAGTTTACTAAAGAACTATTACTCATTTTCATCTACCTCCTCACCTTTATTATTAGATAATTCATTTAGTGCATCTTCTTGCACATCTTCTTCTGTTTCGACAACTGCCAAAACTTCTTGTGTTTCTTCAACAACTGCTTCTTTTTCTTCCATTTTCTTTTCACCTCTATCTTTCTATTAATGGAATATATAAAAAAAGAACCTTTAAGTTCTTTCTCTATCGTTTTTTATTATAATTATTACTAGATATCATTAATATACTACCTAAAAAAGCATCAAAGGCAGTCATTATAGTAATAACTATATCTGTATAACTAAATTCAAAACATTGTAACACAACACCTACAAATACAGTCAATGCAGGTAAAAATACTTGTGCAACATACTTTAAAATATCATATACCTTGTTACTCATGTTATCCCCTCCTTTATATTTTAAATACAAATGCTAAAATACCACCTATAATTGCACCTATAACAAGGCGAATAAGCCATTTATTACCATCTTCTAGGGCATTTATCCTACTTTCATTATTTTTGGCTAAATTAAGTGCTTTTTCACTTGTATCTTTAACTCCTTTATAGTCCTGTTCTTTTATTAAAGTTTCCAATACAGATAATCTTTCCAAAACTTCAATTTGAAACTTACCATTTTCCATTTTTATCCTCCTTATCTAGTGATTTAAACACGAAAAAAGACAATTTTTCATTGCCTTATTCTATATATACATTATAACACTAATTTAGTGTGAATTTTGTGAATTATTTTTAAATAATTCTGCAAACAACTTATCCATATTCATTAATGCTTTATGGCAATCATATCTTTTTATGTTGCCTTTCCATGACTTATATTGTTCTTCTATTTCTCTATAAGTCATTTTACCATCATCAAGCATCTTTTTAAAACTTTTAAGTTTTCTTCTTTCTCTTACGAATCCACTTTTAACAGGTATTCTAACTAAATGACCTGTTTCAGTTAGTCTATATCTAATTTTTAAGAAAGTAAACCCTTTATCTAATCTAAATATTTGAGTTTTCTTTCTATTAATAAATATACCTAATTTATCACAAATCTTAATAATATCTTCAAGTAATTGTTTTAATTCTTCTTTACTATTACTTATTATATAAGTATCATCCATATACCTACCATAGTATTTCATACCTTTTACTATTTTACAATAGTTATCCATTTTGTGAACATAATAAATACCTGATATTTGAGATATTTGGCTACCAATACCCAAAGACTTATTTATATATTTTTCACCTGTTTTTAAAGTGTTTGACTTTGCATAAACAAGTGTATCAAGTAAATCTGATTCTTCCATATTATAATTGGAAACATCAATAGAAAAACTATCTACTAGATGTTCTATTAATTTTAATATGTCATCATCATCTATTATTTCTTTATACATTTCAATTAATGGTTTATGAAGTATATTATCATAAAACTTACTAAAATCGATAGTGAGTGCATATCCAATATTACCATATTTTCTATAATAACTATGAAGATGATTTTCTATTCTTCTACGAGCAAAATCTATACCTTTATTCTTTATACTTGCACCATTATCATATATAAGATAAGGTTCAACTATGGGAGTCAATTGGTCGCATAATGCTCTTTGTACTACTCTATCATAGAAACTTATGGAGCGAACATATCGCTCTTTTCCTCTTTCATTCAAATAGAAACAATCAAAAGGACTTTGCTTATAAGTTCTTTCTCTTAATTCTATCTGTGTTTTTCTTATGTTTTTAAGAAAGTTGGCTTCATATTGTTGTACACTATTTTTCCAAATACTATTTTTTCTTGATTTATAAAAACTATCCATTAAAACATTGGCATTACTAATCTTATTTAACATATTTTGTTCCTAATCATAACTAACTTATTAGATGATATCAAAATATCTATTTGTCTTTCGAACAGGATAAAATTTCCTTTTAATTATCGCAACGGTACTTAACCTAATCATTGTGCGAGTTAAAATCAGGGGCGAACACCACCAGAGTTGGATGCATTATTGTAGTTACTATTACCATTGTTGTTGACATTACAGAAGCCGGAAGCCATCCAAGTATATTTATCAAATCTTACCCTTTTTAAAAGTTATTCTTCTAAACTTTTCATTATTTTATTATCAGACTTTCGCCATCCTTTTAATAAAGCAATTTCTTTTTCAATTATATCAACATAAGGCATATATTTCTCAACATTTGGATGAGTAACATATATTATATATTGCATTTCTTGAAGCAGATTTTCACAATCACAAATTGCTTGTGTTTGATAATTTCTTCTCATATAGTATTCTTCTTTGTTTGTTATATGAATTGTATTTGCAGAACAAATATTTTTCATTAGACTTCTTAACAAGTCCATGAAATAATCTCTTTCCTTATCAATCAACCAACTTGGAAAATTATCAATGAAACTATTTTTCAAATCGTATGCAGAAAGAATATTTTCTATTTCTTCTACATCTTCATCTTCAATATCATACACATCTTTTGCAAATTCTAAATTTCTTCTTCTTGATTTTATACCAAAATCTTTCAAAAGAAATTCAGTTATCATTAATCGCAACTTTATAGCATTATGATAAAATTCCATTTTTGATATGTTTCTTTTTCTTTTCAACACACTCAATATCTATCAACTCCCAATTATAATTCTATACTTTTATCTATTGAAAGTCAATTTGTGTGTGTTAATTTATCCCCTTGCTTTTTTAAAAATCTATTATCTGCTTCACCCCACAAGGGGGTGAGATTGCAGATTAATAGATTAAAAAGCAGGGGCGAACACCACCAGAGTTGGATGCATTA